TAACAAACAAAACTTTAACATCACCAAAAATAAATGAAGACGTAGTTATGTCATCTACTGCAACAGAATTAAATAAATTAGACGCACTAAGTAGAGGAAGTATTATTTATGGTAACTCTAGTGCAGCTACAGCAGTTTTAACTAAAGGTAGTGCTAACACAGTATTAACATCAGACGGAACAGATTTAAGTTGGCAAGCTGCTTCTACTGGTAGAACAGGTACAGTTGATTGGTGTACTACAGCAAAAACTTCTAGTTTTACAGCAGTTAATGGCGATGGTTTTTTTGTAAATACTTCATGTGGAGCTATTACAGTAACATTACCTTCTAGTCCGTCTGCTGGAAATATTATTTCACTTAAAGATTATGCTGATACATTTGATACAAATGCAGTTACAATTTGTAGAGCTGGCTCAAAAATTGCTGGTGAAACTTTAAATCCAATTTTAGAAACAAAAGGAGATTCAATAACTTTAATTTATGTTGATTCAACTCAGGGATGGTTAAATGTTCAAACAGACGATACTGTTAAAGGTGCACCAGCTTTTATTTGTGCAAGTGGTGGAACAATTACAGAATCAGGAGATTTTAAAATTCATACTTTTAATGCTACTTCAACCTTTACTGTTAATGCAGCACCTACTCCAGCTAATAATAATGTTTCATATATGGTTATAGGTGGTGGCGGCGGATCAGGAAGTTCAAGTGGTAACTCATCAGGAGGCGGCGGAGCAGGAGGTTTTAGAGAAGGTAAAACTCCAGCAACACCTTACACGTCATCTCCTTTAGTAGCTCCAGCAGGTTTACCAGTTGGAATTACAAGTTATCCAATTACAGTAGGTGCAGGAGGTGCGGGAAGTGATGCAAGTTCTGCTCCTGAAACTCCAGGAACAGTAGGTGCAAATTCAGTTTTTTCAAGTATCACATCTGCAGGTGGTGGCTTTGGTGGAGGTCCTACATCACCAGGAGTTGGTGGTGCTGGTGGTTCAGGTGGTGGAGGTGGTGGAGGTGGAAATAGAGCAGGTGGAGCAGGAAATACTCCTCCCGTTAGTCCAGCACAAGGTTTTAATGGAGGAACAGGTCCTGCTAGTGGATTAGATACAAATGGCGGAGGTGGCGGAGGAGCAAGTGCGGTAGGTACAAATGCCACTGCTAGTACATCAGGTAGTGGTGGTAATGGAGTATCAACAGAAATTTCAGCTTCAGCAGTAACTAGAGGTGGTGGTGGTGCAGGTGGTGCTTACACTCCAGCTGGAGTAAGTATGGGGTCTGCTGGTTCAGGTGGAGGTGGTGGAACTAATACTAATGCAGCAGGCGATAATGGAACTGCAAATACTGGTGGGGGTGCTGGTGGTCCAAGTTCTAATCCAAGTGCAGATGGAGCAGTAGGTGGATCAGGAGTGGTAATAATAAGATATAAATTTCAATAAATAAAATAAGGAAAATATTATGGCACATTACGCAAAATTAGGACTAAACAGTAAAGTTATAGCAGTACACGTTGTAGCTGATTCTGATTGTCAAAATGCAGATGGTATTGAAGACGAAGAAGTAGGTAGACAATTTTTAGAAAAAATACATGGTTATCCTTTATGGAAAAAAACATCTTACAATACATTGGGTGGACAACACAAAAATGGCGGAACACCTTTAAGAGGTAATTACGCAGGTATAGGTTATACTTATGATGAAGACAATGATCTGTTTTTACCTAAAAAACCTTATGCTAGTTGGACTTTAAATGTATCAGAAGCAAGTTGGCAATCACCAATAGGTGATGCACCAGCATTATCTGAAGAAGAAAAAAATACACATCATTATGTGTGGAATGAATCTAATCAAAGTTGGGATAAAGAGGAAATATAACATTTATGAAAGAGGTGGTTCTTTCAAAAATCAATTTAATTTATGGCTCTGTTGATATGCCAAAAGGTTTTGAAATTGATCGTAATAAAATTAAAAAAGATATTCTTAATTCATTTGTTGAAGGTAATAGAATAAATAATAACCCTAAAGTTTATAGTTACAAAGATTACAAAGTACCTTTTTCACAACCTTTACAATGGACACAAGATTATTTAAGAGATCATATTAGATTAGATTATGATTTTACTTTATTGCAAAAAGATATGCACAGTAAAGTATTACATCCTAAAGAACAATCATTTTTAAGAAACCACATAGAACCTGTAGATTTACAAAACTCACCTGATTATACTTTAATATATGCTGTAGATGTAGAAGAAAATTCTTGTGAGTGTATTATTGAATATGATGATAATAGAAGAAAAAATAGAACTTGGCATTTGCCTATAAAGAATAATAATTTTATAATGTTTCCTGCTACACAAAAATATATGTTTACTGAAAACACATCCAATAAATTAAATATAATTTTGGTTATAAACTATGAATATATCTAATTACTATTGGTACTTTCAATCTGTAATACCACCAAGAATTTGTGACTTAATTGTTAAATATGGTAAAGCAGAAAAAGAAAGAGAAATTATGGCTATTACAGGAGGGTATGGTACGGATAGAGATTTATCTAAACAACCTCTTACCAAAAACGAAATAAAAGATTTACATAAAAAAAGAAATTCCAATATTATTTGGATGAACGACAGATGGATTTATAAAGAAATACAACCCTATATACATGGAGCAAATAAAAATGCTGGTTGGAATTATGATTGGGATTTTTCAGAATCTTGTCAGTTTACTATATATAAAAAAGGTCAATATTACGATTGGCATTGTGACAGTTGGGATAAACCTTATATGCAAGAAGGACCTACAAAAGGTAAAATAAGAAAATTATCTGTAACTGTAACTTTAACAGACCCAAAAGAATATAAAGGTGGAGAGTTAGAGTTTGATTTACGAAATGAAGATCCTAATAAAAAACCTAACTTAAGAACTTGTACAGAAATACTACCCAAAGGTAGTCTTGTTGTATTTCCCTCTTTTGTTTGGCATAGAGTTAAACCAGTAACTAAAGGAGAAAGAAACAGTTTAGTCATTTGGAATCTTGGCTATCCGTTTAAATAATATGAATAATATAAAACAAGGTGGAAGCAGTAAATCACAAAAACCTGAAGGACATGTAGATTTCAAATCTGCATTTTATTTTCAAACCCCAATTTGGATTGCAGAAGTTCCTATGTTTATTAAAAGTTCAATTAAAATAACTGACAAGTATCTTAAAAAAAGTGAGAAACTATTAAAAGATAAATTAAAAAATGATCCTGAATGGAAAAAAGAAATAGGTGATTTTAGTTTGTCTAATCATAGTGAAAGTTTTTCACAAGACCTTAAAGCAAAAGAATTAGTTCAGTTTATTGGACAACGATCTTATGAGTTTTTAGATTGGCAAGGTTTTAATTTAAAAAATTATAGCTTACATTTTACAGAATTTTGGGTACAAGAATTTAGTAAGAGAGGTGGTGGTCATCACTCTACACACACTCATTGGAATCAACACGTATCAGGATTTTATTTTTTAAAATGTAGTGATAAAACATCTTATCCTATATTTCACGAACCAAGACCAGGAGCAGAGATGACAAAGTTACCTTTAAAAAATCAATCTGAAATTACAATGGGTACAAGTCAAGTACATTATAAACTTACACCAGGAACAATGATTATTTTTCCAGGTTATGTTCCTCATGAATTTTCAGTAGATGCTGGACTTGATCCATTTAGATTTATTCACTTTAATATTAAAGCTGTTGAGACAGAAATTTCAAAAGAAAAGAGTATTAAATGAGCTTTAAAAAAAATAAATATATAGTTATCAAAGAAGCTGTACCTAAAGATATAGCAACTTTTGTTTACAATTACTTTTTACTAAAAAGACAGGTAGCTAGAACATTATTTGATGAAAGGTATATCTCTCAATTTACAGAAGAATGGGGAACGTGGACAGATCAACAAGTACCGAATACTTATTCTCACTATGCAGATATAGCTATGGAAACTTTGTTAATGAGAACTTTACCTGTAATGGAAAAAAAAACAGGACTTAAACTAAATCCTACTTATTCTTATGCAAGAATATATAAAACAGGTGATATTTTAAAAAGACATAAAGATAGATTTAGTTGTGAAATATCTACAACATTAAATCTTGGTGGTGATCCTTGGTGTATTTATTTAGAACCGAAAAAAAATGTAGGCATACCTGATGGTAAAAAAATAACTACATCTAGTAATAATAAAGGAACTAAAGTTATTTTAAAAGCAGGAGATATGTTGGTTTATAAAGGTATGGAATTAGAGCATTGGAGAGAAGAATTTCAAGGAGATAATTGTTGTCAAGTTTTTTTACATTATAATGACCAAAAATCTAAAGATGCAAATAAAAATTTATATGATCAAAGAAAGCATTTAGGACTACCAGCTTGGTTTAAACAATGATAGATTGTTAGTTGGGGTAGGCAACCACCTTGTCTATCCCTTTAAAAAAAATATATAAATTAGTTAATATTTTTGATAATTAAAATACATGAAGTTTATGTTAATATTAAAGGTATGTTCTGCTGTACACATGAATTGTTTACCCTCAATGAACGATAGTTTTGTATTTAATTCTTGGTCAGAATGTGCTAGTGCAGGTTATCTACGTTCTATTAAAATAATAAATAGTATGGAAAGTAGTATAGTAAATAATAATAAAATTGTGATAAATTTTAATTGCGTACAAACAGAAGAATCATAGGAGAATATTATGGATAAAATGTTACAAGTTTTTATTGAAGAAATAACAATGTTTTGGAATAAAATTAAAAATGGTATCAAAAACAAAATTAAAAAAATCATCTGCAAGTGTAAAAAAAATTAAAGAATACGCAGAAAAAAACAATAGTGTTCGTATCTCATATCATGAGAAGGTGTGTGCGGAACGCATGAAAACTTTATTTAAAGCTATAGATGAAATGAGAATAGATATAAAAAATCTACACTCTGATATGAACAAAGGAAAAGGTGTTATAAATTTCCTAGTTGTTATTGGCGGTACACTTGCTGTCATTCTAGGTTTTTTTAAATGGGATGGCTAGACGCAGACAAACAGCTTCTGTTGGATTATATAATGAACTCATTGCTCAAGCTGAATTTGCTAAAGACCCAAACAAGATTGTCTTTGTACCTGCCATGGGTAAAGGACCAATAGATATGGTGGTGCTAGATATAACCACAGGAGAGTATCAAGCCTATGATGTTAAGAGTGCAAATTATAGAAAATCAGCATATACTCCTAAAGATACCTATAAAAGGAAAGCAGGTACGTTGATAAATAGAGGATTGACAGACGAGCAAAAAAAATTAAAAGTCAAAATATATTATAACAAATGAAACTATCTAAACATTTTAACCTAGAAGAATTTACCAAGTCTATGACTGCTCAACGTAAAGGTATTGATAATACACCAGGAGCAGGTGATATAAAAAATTTAGAAGATTTATGCTACTGTGTATTAGAACCTGTAAGAAATAAGTTTGATAAACCTGTAACGATTACATCAGGATATAGATCAGAAGAACTATGTGAAGCTATTGGTAGTAAAAAAACATCGCAACACGCAAAAGGAATGGCAGCAGATTTTGAGATAACTGGTGTGCCTAATATAAAAGTAGCTTATTGGATTTCTAATAACTGCGACTTTGACCAACTCATCCTTGAATATTATAAAAAAGATGATCCAACTGCAGGTTGGATTCATTGTAGTTATAATGAAAAAGGCAACAATAGAAAACAAATATTAACTTATGATGGTAAAAAATTTGAAAATAATTTACCAGATATGGAATGGAAAGATGGTAAGGTAGTAGAGTAATGGCAAGAGATTATAAATCAGAATATAATAATTATCACTCATCATCTAAACAAAAAAAAGATAGAGCTGGTAGGAATACTGCTAGACGAAGAATGAAAAAAAAATATGGTAATAGTATATTGGGTCGAGACGTAGATCATAAAGATAGAAACCCTAGAAATAATAGTGCAGGTAATTTAAGAGTACAAAATAAAGCATCTAACAGATCAAGGAACGGATAATTATGTGGTTAAATTTAATAGGTATGGGATTAAAGACAGCAGGAAAATTATATTCTGACAAACAGAAAACTAAAGAAGCTCTATCAGGAGCTAGACTACTTCACGCAGAGAAGATGCGGACAGGGGAGATAGAATATCAAGGTAAAGTATTTGAGCATCAGAAGGGAGACTGGAAAGATGAGTTCGTCTTAATTGTTTTGTCTACCCCTATCTTCATGTTAGCTTACTCTGTATTTGCAGAAGATGAAAAAATAGAACAGAAGATGGATCTTTTTTTTGACAAACTTCAACAAATGCCTTGGTGGTTGGTAGGTTTATGGGTATCAGTTGTCGCTGCTATCTATGGAATTAAAGCTAGTGAGATAACAAAGTTAAATAAAAAATGAACAATATAATGACAGCTTCCACACAACAATACAGTAAAAAAGTAAGTTTATTATCTCAACAAACGGGAAAAAGAAATGGCAAAAAGATTCAGCGTAGACAAAGTTCAGCACGAAAGAATCGCAAAAAGTACTAGCATTGGTAGACGACCTAAAACGTCATCTATGAATAAAAACAAAAAAAGAACTTGGAAAAAATATAACTCTCAAGGTAGATGAAACCCATTATAATATCGTTAATGTATTTAACTTTTGGTGGAGACATTAAATTAGATACATTTGAAATCTTTACAAGTTGTAGCACTTGGTTTAATACAAATATAACTACTGTGGAAAAAAAGAAAAAGACATTTATGTCTAATCATTATTACCACGTTTATAAAGATAAAAAAGTTATAGGATATGTATGCCAAGGAAAAGAACCACATTAACACAGCCAAGTAAATTTGAATGGTTAAAAAAAAATATAGTGATAGTACCTGTTGTAGCTGCAATCATAGCTGGAACATTTACATCTGTCAGATATGTTTTATCTTTAACAGATACTATTACAGCTAACCAAGAAACTATTCTTAAACTACAAGAAAAAAATACAGCATCTGAAGCTAACATCTATGATCTTAAAACAAGACTTGCAGCAGCAGAAGCCACTTGGACTATGGCAGAAAATTTATATAGACAATTAGCAGACACAGTAAGGGATCACACTTATGACCTTAAAGATTTGGCGAGATAATTTATTATGGATTATATTTTTTCTTTGTGTAACAACTTATGCACAAGCAAAAAATGAATATTTAAACGATGGTGGTTATGCCTGTGAAAGAGGTAGCTTCGAACCTTACACAGAAGTTAGACAAAGAGAATTTAAAACAGGCACAAGTGATGAGTATCAAGACCAAATAGTAGGTTTTAGATTTCGTATGCCTTTAGGTGCTACTTGTGATGATGAGTATATTGCAGAGCAACAAAAGAAACAAAAATTAAAGACCCAACTTGAACTAATAAAAGAGTGTAAAAGAATACCTAGAATTAGTCCACCACCTGTAGAGTTTGCAGAGCTATTTAATATGTGTAATAAATTAGGAGTGGTAGGAGTAGTGGAAGATAAAAGACCAGAAGGTAGACATTGGGATAATTTAAAAGTACAGTATTTAAAAGACAATCCTGATATTGTTATAATGGAACAGGCAATGCCAAATGAAACAATTAAATAAATGGATAGTACCTTTAGCAGGAAGTATTTTAATAGGTTTATCTACATGGATGTTAGTTACTTTAGTTGAACTACAAACTATTGTAGCCATGCTACAAAACGAACTAATGAATATAGATAAAGTAATAGGTAGAATTTACGCACACATGGATAGATTAGCTAGATAATGTATTGTCTGTTATGGCTTCAAAATAATGATTGGAGTTTGTTTACCAATGAAATATGGCAAACAGAAAAAGAAGCTACAGAATATGGCACAAGAAATCAATTTAAAAAGAAAGATAAATGGAAAGTTGTTTTATACGACAGAAAATATTATAAACGATTATGGCTATAGACTATAGAGGAGAAAAATTTTCAGGTTATAATAAACCAAAAAATGCTAGAACTAAAACTAAAAAGTTTGCAGTTCTTGCAAAGTCAGGAGATCAAGTAAAACTTATTAGGTATGGGGATGCCAATATGAAAATTAGAAAAAATAATAAAGCAGCTAGAA